GGCCGGCGCCAGGGAAAGCGCCCTGGCCAGCGCCCTGGCCAGCGCCGGACCCGGAGAACCCCCAGCCGCAAGCGAGGCTTGTTCGTAAAAGCGAATACTTCCATCCCGGATCGAGGCGAGTTCCCCTTGGGTCAGGGCGCGGCTTGCCCCCGGCAGGCGAACATCCGACAGAAAGTCCATCTCGGCGTCCGGGGGGGAATTCGTCAAAACGGTTTCCCACCGCTCGGCGCCCACCGGCTGGTTAGACAACCGCCCCATGATTTGGGAGGGGGTCGGGCGCGTCGACGACGTTGACGACGTAAATATACCTGGCGGTGGGACGTTCACATTACCCATACCGACCTCCTAAAAATCGGCAATTTTCCCGGCGCAGCACCATGAAAATCATGTCCCCGCCGGGGGTCGCGTCCGGCAACCGGGCTTGTTCCGCAAAGCCCATCTTCGCGGCGAAGCGTCGGCTTTTCTCGTTGTCGGCGGATATCGCTACCACGATTTGAGCCAGCTTCCCAACCACAAACGGGTACCGGAAAATCTCCCGCACGAAATCCCGGCTCAACCGGTCTTCCGCCGCGATTCCCGCCATGGCAGATACCCCGTTCCAATTGTAATAGACGACGCCCGCCACTATCGCGCCGGCGCGTTCAAGCCCGATGCTCGCGGACGCCTCCGCGTGGTACATTCCCCCGATGCGGGCGGAAACCCACCGCCCGACATCGTGGCCCGAGATTATATGCCCGACCATCCGGTCTGATACACGACATCCGTCGCCGCCCATCTGATATTTATCCCCCGGGATGAACTCGCCACGGCCACGCCGGCGCAGTAGCCGATGCCGTTGACCCCCTGCCAATTGTTCGAGACCACCAGCCCTTGCCCCCACACCGCCGTGCCCCACAGCGCGGCACCCCACAGCGCCGACGACGAGAGCGCCACGGCGATAGGAGACGCCGGGGCGGACGTGTCGAAATCGACGTTGACGCCCGCGTTGATCGTCGGCGAGCCGTCGGTCAAGAAATTCAACCTGGCGCGCGTAAAGTATTTAACGGAACCGCGCGACCCGAAATAGTTGAATGCTTGCAATGCTTGCGTGAAAATATTGTTGCTGCCGTCCTGGTAAGTCGTCGTCCACGCTTTGACGACCTTTCCCGCCGTGCCGTAATACGGAAGATCGTTCAGATTTTCCCAGCAACTGGCCGCCCACCCGGTGAAGCGCGCCCAGGATTGCGTTGTCGTGTTCATGACGTATTGTTCTTGCGCCGTCGCGCTGACCGGGACGTTGACGATCAGGGCGGCATTCCGCGCCGAAAGCAAAATCTGCCAGCCGAACGAAGACCCGTACACGTTCGCGGCGGCGGAGAAAGCTCCGGCGATTTTATCGGACAACGCAACGCGCGGGTCCAGGCGCGAACTCTGCAACGCCGACGCCAACGGAACAAGCCCGTTCATGGTCAAAACCGCCAAGTCGCCGCCGAATTTCATCAAGCAGCGTTTCCCTATCGGCGCGCCGAGCGCCCAAACGCCGGCGAGCGCCCATGTCGTCGCGCCGGCCGGGTCCGTGCCGCGATAGACGATGACCTCGCCCATGCTGGTGATAAACGCCAAGTTGTCGTCAACGCCGTACCCGGCGTCTATGGTCCACGCCGCGAGCGCCACGAGATAACCGCCCTGGCGCGCGATCGAACTCAGGTCCAGCACGGCCGCCGCGCCGCCAACCGCCGAAGTGGGCAGATACCACGCCTTCAAAGTGTTTTTCTGCAAAAACCAAACGCGGTTCTTGAACAACGCGACGTTGGACAGCGTCGTTGTCGTGACGCCGGTGATGGCGATCGGCGAAACGCCCGTGATCGCCGCCCAGGCCGCCCCGTCGTAAAGCAACGGCGCGTCGACGCCGTTGACCGCGTAAATATAGCTGCCGCCCGCCGTCGTGACGTTGGCGTATTCCCATCGGCCGTTGGTCAGGCCGGTGACGACGGCCGCGCCGACGGCGCCGGCGGCGGTAACGTCGAAGATCGACGACGGCGTATTCGCGATCGCGAACAACTTGCTCGCCGTGCCGCTGGTGTAAGCCATCAGGGTTTCGACGGTGCCCGTTATCCCGGTTGCGTGGTCGGTGCAGCCGCCACGGATATTTACGCTGTTGATGTCCGGGAAAAAATTAACCAACGAAACCGCATCCGTAGCCGCCATGTCGGCCACGCCGTCGCGCGCGTTCCAACCCCCGACAGGCGCCGACAAGCTCGCCGCCTTGGCGGCCCTGCCCTGGACCAGCGCGGGTCCCCTACGCCGCGCCATAGCCGCTATCGGGGATGTTGCTGTACGAGACCAGAACCTCGCCGGGGCGGGGCGCGAAAGACAGATTCGCCGCGCTGGTGTCCTGCGCTATCACGATATCCCGTTCGCGCGAGTAATCGCGGAAAAGCGCCGTGGTGTCGAACCCCTTGGCCTCGAAATACTTGAGCTTGGTTCCCAGGACCATAAGCCGGTCCGGGAAGATGCAAGTGTCGGTGTCGATCGTGAAACTGTTTTTCACGGCGTCGGCGGCCGAACGGACCCAGGCCAGGGAACGATACTCGTACCCCAGTTGCTCCGCGTTGGAGAAGCCCGGCCAAATCTGGAAGTAGGATTGGAACAAGCGCCAGCGGACGCGCGGCCCGGTGGCGATGAACCCGGACATCAGCCATTCCCATTGCTGCGGCGTTTCCGGGCCGAGCATCTCCCAGTGTTTCGACTTGTCCCACTGGGTGCGCGGCGTGATCGACGCGTAATCGCTCGGGAGCGAGTATTTGACCTTTTGAAAATACACCGCCGCCGCCGTGCCCGCCGTGGTGATGTCCTGGTTCAGCGTCACTTGATTCGCCGTGTCCACAGACACGATCATCGCATTTTGCCCGATGCCCGCGCCGACGGCTTGGTACGTCGTGTCGAGGCCGGCCGTTGTCGGGATGCTGCCGATCGTTCGCGCGGCCGTGGTCCATGTGCCCGTCGTGGTCAAGTACTCGGTTGAAAACAGGTATTGCGACGCCAGCGCCCGCCATTCGGCCGCGCGGAGCAATTCGTACCCGCAGGCGTTCATCAGCGCGAGGATTTGCGCCACGTCCGCGACGCCGCTTCCGGCAACGGTCGCGGCGGCGGGAAGGCCCAACTCCCCAGTCACCTGCGCCATCAATTAAAGCATGGTGCTGGACATGCGCTAGGCGACCGAAGCCCGGGGGCGGCCGACGCGCGGCGACATGGCCGCCACCATTTCCCGCAGTTCCGCCAATTCCGCGCGCGTTCTTTCCAATTCTAGCGCGGTCTCGGACATGTTTTTGCGCGCCAGGAACGCGCGGGCGCGTTCGCGCAACCCCGGCCCGCCCATGCCGACGCGCTGCAATTGCGCGTCGCTCGCCCCGGCGACCTGTTCGACGGTGGCGAAATGCAAAATCTGCAATTCGCCCATCATATGCTCGGTCAGGGATTCGGGTTGCGCCGCGTTCCAGTCCTTCAAGCTCGTCCCGACGGGAGGCTCGGGGCTGTTCTGGCGCTGGAAGTTGAGCCATTGCAGCGGGCAGCGCCGCGCGTGGTGATCGCGCGCGGGCGTGTCGATCACGGTCAAATCGTTGCCCGGCACCGCGATGCGGACGAACGGTTCGCCGACGTGCGGCTCGGATTTGTGGGTGTAGAATTCCACGCTCAAATGAGCATCGGCGCCGGAAGTGTCGCTGTCGAGAGGCATGGGATATCTCCGGTTAGTGGATTTGCCGATACGCCGCCACCGCCATTTCCGCCGCCACGGCCGGCAACAAGCCATGGCCCAGGACGCTGACCGACGATCCGAGATAGGCCAACTGGTTCGCGGCGGATTGGAATTCGACCGCCTGGCGCGCCATCCAAGGCGCGGCGATGAAAGCCCGGCCGCCGACCGTGTATTCCGCCGGGGCGTCGTCGTCGTTTCTCGACTGCGCGTAAGCGTGGCCGCGACCGGCGGAGTAGCTGCTGTCGTAGCCGAACAGACGGAGATCGCGAAAGCCCAGAACATGGGCGATGGACATCGTCAGGATGCC